TGCTAATTCTTCGGGTTTATATGGACTTACAATACCACTAAAATCTAAATTTTGTTCTGCTAATTGTTCTGCTACTGCATCTTCAGGGTCCATTATTTCATCTGGTTCTGGATCTGGTGGCAAATTAAACGTATTTTTTAATGGTTCTATTAAATCCCACATTTCATCATGATGCCTATTCATTTCAAATACATAATTATAGTCATTTTTATCTTTATTTTCTTGTGCCTTTACGATTAAATCTGCTTCCATTTGTGCTGCTGATACATGATTTTCTACGTCTCTTTCTGCCGCAACACTTTCATTATCTATACAGTATGTAGTAATATTTTTAGTAATATCATAAGCTGTTGTTATCTCACCATTAGTTCTTTTTGTTTGAAAAAGCCCATATAAATATTCAAAATCTGATTTTTCAAGTAATGTTGGTCTTATATTATATGGCTGTTCTCAATCATTATAATAATCGTTAGTGTCGGGGTTTATAGTATTGATAAATGTTTCTTTCATTTGAATTCTTTGATTTCATAATTCATCAAATGTTGGTTCTGGTGGATCTGTTTCTAAATTTCCTTCTTCAGTACGAACGTATCTATCTAAATATGTTAAATCATTTTGTAGTGTTGCAAAATGATTCATTGGATTATCTACATCTTTGTCGGGTGTTTCTCCACCAATATATTCTTCTTTTCTTATTTGACCATCAAGTACCCATAATTTCATTTTCAACACGTTAAAATCTTCAGCATTGTTATAATTCATTACAAATAATTGATTTTCTATATATTGTCTACTGTCCACATAATTATCTTGATTTCTCATTATTTTTTCTCCTAATTATTCTGCTAATACTGTTGCTGCACCTGTTACAATCACCCCTATAGGACATCCTACCACTATATCACCTATTCTTGCTGTTGGACTTCCTTCTGTTAATACTGTTCCAGCACCAGAAGCTATAATACCTGCATGACAACTAACAGCAATATCACCCATTCTTGATATTGGTGATCCTTCGGCTAATACTGTTCCAGCACCAGAAGCTATAACACCCACTCATGGTCGGCATGTTGGGTCACTATGACAACAACATGTTCCCACAGCTATATCGCCTATTCTTGCTATATTTGACATATTTTTTCTCCTTTTAATTTAATGTAATTAATGAACCTATTACAGTACATATACCACCAACCGTAAGAGTACAATTTGCATTAACCATAATATTACAATTTGCTCCTATCATTACAGTTTGGTTCGCTCCAATGTTTACCGTTTCACTAGCCCCCACAGTAATATTATGATTACCACTAATATTAATATCTCTATTTCCTCCTATAGAAATACTTGTATTTCCTCCGGTAGTTCTATCTTCGTTGTTGCCTATATCGGTTGTACTATTGTTGCCTATATCGGTTGTACTATCATTGCCTATGTCGCGGAACTCATCATTGCCTATTTTATCTGTGCTATCACCACCAGTAGTTACGTTTTTATTTTGTTCTATATAATTATTAAAATCTTTTAATATTATTTCGTATTTATCTCCGTTGTTTCTTACTATTTGATTTCCCTCATCATCGATCTCTATATATGAGTTTGATGGATGATATATATGAATTCTTGGAACATCAGATGTATCGATTTCAAATATTATCCCATTATGTGTTGCATATACTATATTATTTGGGTATTTTTTTGGATTTTTATTATAATAAGGGTCTGGTTCATCTCATTCTCCTTGATCTAATGCCTTTTTTATCCCTTCTATTAAATTTTCTTCTTTATATTCTACTATAGTATCTGATTTATCATCCCTTGCTAATTTATGTCAATCTGGCTCATTCAAAGCATTTGGTTTTGTTGGATAATCTACCTCATCAACCGGATATTCTTCATTTGGATCATTAAATCCTTCATCGGCATCTGGTGATTCAGTAGGAATTCCCGGTACTGTTGCAAAATATTTTGGTTGTAGAATATTTCCATTTTCAAAAAATATCATAACATGTGATCCTTGTAATGGAACAGATCATGCGCCAAATCCACTTATACTCCCTTCAAATAGCCCCATTACTGGTTCTGCTCACGGTAATTCTTCGGTGGGTATACCTTCAATTTCAGTTTTTTCTTTTAATGGTGTATGAATACCATATATCCTTACACGACATCTACCCATTTTTTCTGGATCATCTCGCTCCTCTACAATTCCTCTATATATACCATGTAATTTTTCGTCCATTGGTCTTATTGAATCTAAATCGTTTTTCATATTATTCTCCTAAATTCATATTCACAGATTTTAAAAGTTTGGTATTATCAGAATCTTCATAGGCATTTTTAATTAATACCATTTTTTGTTGATATCAGGGAGATCCCGAACCAAATTGATGTGTAATACTTTTTACTAAATATTTACCACCAAAATTTTTATTATACATTTCATCTTTATGCATTGATGGCCATTCAACATCTATTAAACTGCCTATTAATCTTTCCTGATGTCCCTGAACAATAATAGATAAAACTTGTTGCATACAATATCTTTTTATTCAATCATCATAATATATATTTTCAATAGCTTCTTCTAATACCTCACCACTAAGTATATGTTGTGTATCTGGTTCTGATATATCTTCAAATAAACTTTTTTTGCCTAATAATGTATATTCTCCTATGCTATCAGAATAATTAAAATCAACATCAATAAATTTCTTTTGATGACTATCGTATCCCTTTCTATGACCACCCTTTAATTTAAATCTAGGATAAATTATCAATGCCACTAAGATTATATGATAATATTCTATTTCAATCAAATCCATAATCAGTAGTAAAATAATATAATGGATTATCAGCTGTACTAAATAATCCCGGTTCTGATAATAATTTTTCAAGAGTTATAAAATTTGCTTTTATTTCCCCCTCTACAATACTATTATAAAAAAGATATCCTGATTTGCCGGATTCTACACCACTACATCTTTTGATTATTCAATCAATTCCTTGTTTTGGTGTTCAATATGGTAGATAAAAATACTCAAATTCTTCATTTGTATCTTCCCATTTATCAAATTCAGTCTGTTGAATCATATGTTCAGATATATGTTTTACTATATCCGATCCCATTTCCTCAAATCATGATATTGAATATTGTTTACCTATTAAATTATAAAACCAATCATCCACAAATAATATTTCAATAAAATTGTCCTTACCATGCGCTTCTGATCATGTAGGAATAATTCTATTAATTTTATATATATTAAATTCCAATGTAAATATTTGATCAATACCATATATTATAACTATTTTTTCATGTCCTGTTAATGGACCAAATTCTAATATCCCTTGGCGATCATTGAATGTTAATTTTCCGGTTATAGAATATGAAAAAATATCCTCAATGAAATATAACATACCTATCTCTTGGGTTAAAATCCCTATTTCTTCGCCATCTAGCATCAACGATACATTAAAATTTCCTTGTAATCCGTTTGTTGACATATATCTACCTTGAAGTTTTCTTTAAATTTTTTATTATTTTATACAACCATCTATTATCTATTATTTTTATTTTATCACCAACCAATAATTCTTCAAATGGATTAATAATATCATTGGTTAGAGCAACAATTCATCATAATTTTTCATTTTCATAATATTTATAAGCTATAGTATCTCATCAATCAGAATGATCCACATAATGAAATATAATATAATCTTCATTATTTTTAATTTCATCAATAATATTATACGCCTCAAAAATATTATAAAAATATTCTCCATCATCGTCTCATATTTCAAATTTTTGTAATTGTGATAGATTATGAAGTCTATTTCCTGTTAATTCTTTGAAATCTCTATCTGATTTTTTTACCATTATATATCTCCTATATTATTCAACAGATACTCTATTATATGATTGTTCTGATAATGGATCCATATCTCTAAATGATAATGATAATTCACAATGTGATGGATATCCATTGATATATGGACCTTTAAAATTAGGCAATACTCCATGTAATACCGCAGTTTTTATATTAATTATTGGTAATATAGTACCATTTCCTAATGCTGTGTCTACTTGAAAAACATGAGGATTTTTTACTTCTGTATGTATATGCCCTGTTCCAACTCTTTCGGGGGCTGCATATCTTCTCATTTCATCTACAGGATCTACTACATCAGATTTTGCATCACTATGTACTGCTAAATTAACCATTATTTCTATTTCTCGTCTATTAGAATCTTGATATATCAATGATGTATCTACTTTATGTCTTGTTGATCCCATTTCTCATTCCTGTGCACTTGTTGCCATAATTTCTTTCATTCTATTGATAACATTTGTCAATGGTTGTCATTCGTGTGATGCCGTAGCTTGAAATTCCATTGGAGCAAGAAAAAATATAGGATCACCGATTATTTCAGTGCTGTGTAATGTTCCTACATTAAACCCCTCTCTTACTTTTGTCTCATATCTAAGTTTTTTTGGTTGTATTCTAAAGAATAAGTAATTGTTATTATTACCATATCTTGAATGTGATGGATAAAATTTCATTATTTCTCCTATGATAAACCTCAATTTTTAGTGTATAACAACAATCCAAGATTTTCAATATCTTCAGGTGGTTCAGTTTGAATTGTTGGTGCTCTGCTAGATTGATTTTCGTCATTATTATCAGATTTTAAATTTTCTATAGTATTTTCCATATGTTGTAATTGTTTCAACATTTTTGATAGATATTGAATTAATGTTTTTTCTCTATTTATTGATTCTTCTCTATATCGTTTTACATCACTTTCGGGTATTACTTCTTCACCTTTATGTAATTTATATATACCTGTTTCTGGTACATGGCCACCTGTTTGAAAAGATCCCATAATATTATTTCTACTTCTTATGTTTTCATTATGGTCTTTTGTTCCTCTATTTATATCTTCATCTTCTTCATCATCACTGCCACCGAAACCAAAAAATCCTTTTACTGCATCTGCTGCTGCTCCCGGTGCACCCTTAATCCCATCCCATATATCACTAGCAGATGGAATTTTATCCATTATTCATTCAGTAACTTTTTTAGGTATATCTGTAATATTATCAATAATATTTTTAGTAAAATCAACTGTACCACTAGTAATATCACCAATTCTATCTGTTATATCTTCTCATGATGGTATAATTCCTTGAATTCAATTAAAAAGTTTATTAGGCAATTCTCTTAAATTATTTACTATAAAAGCACCTATATCTATTATATCGCCAATTCTATCTGTTATTGTGTCCCATGATGGTAATATATTTGAAACAAAATCTAATATTTTTTTAGGCAATCATAATATATTATCATACAATGATCTAAGCACATTAGCCACACTATCAAATAAAAATTTTAGGCCATTTTCAAAAAAATCAATAGCTTTTGCGGCTACGCCCCCTTCTATTTCAAAACCAAATAATCCTAATGCCCAATCAGCAATTCAACCAAAAAATTTAAATACTGGTTCAAAAAATCCCATAATTGCTGCCCTTAAACCAGCACCAATTCTATCTAATATATCACCCTCTGCAGATATAAATCCACGAAAAAAATCAATAATTCCCATTACTATTGCAATTGCTTGACCTATCACGGGCATAAATCTGGCGGTTCTGGCAAATGATCTTACAAAACTTGATGCATGTCCTGTAAATGTAGCTATTCATCTTCCAAAACTACTAAAAACATTTACAAATCTACCAACTAATCTTGTTACTCTACCAAATACACTTTGAAACAAATCAACAATTCTACCAAACCCAAGAGTTCTTAAAACACCACCTATTCTACTAGCAACACTATTTAATATATTAAATGTAACTTGAAATGGCAACATAAAATATGATAATAACCCACCTGCTAATGCAACAATACTACCAACTACTGTTCCCATAATAGCACCTAATATACCAAAAACAGTATATTTTTTATCGGGTTTTTTTTCTAACAATTCTCGTCTATGTCTTGATTGATCTAATGTCAATTGACTTTCTTGAATGTTAACCATTGAACCCATACTACTGTTTATATTTTTTAGTTCACTTTTTTGTTCATCACCTATTTTTTTTGTAGTATTTCTATAATTTCTAAATGCCATATATAACCCAATTATACGAGCACCAGTATTCTTGAATGTTTCAAATAAACCCATTCCAATTTCTTTTATATCCATCAATGGCCCAAATGCACCAGAAAAAACTCTTGTCATTCTACCTAATCCATCCATCATGGCCTGATTGACGCCATGTACTTCCGTCATTAAACCCTTGAATGCTTCCGTTCTTTCTTTATCCATAGTACCCATTAAATCAGACATCATATTATTAAACATTTCAGGGTCCATAAAATCATCACTAGTTTCATATAATTTAGATAAAGTTTCATTAAATTTACGCAATTCTCTTGTATCTGTATCATCACCCATTTCTTCTTTTTTTCAGTCTTGTAATACTGATATAACGTCTTGAGTGCGTACAGTTCCTTCTTTTATACCCCTTTGCATTTCCTTCAATGATTTTATAGTAGTTTTATTTGATTCTTGATTTTGTTTTGCCATATCATCAATAGCACTACGCATTCCATCAGAAATACTTTTATTTTCTCTTGGGTCACGCCTATCTCTATTATTATTTGCCATAATAATCTCCTAAAAAAATAGGAGTCTAAAAGATTTATTATCCTTTAGACTCCTAATAAAATGGAATCCTTTAGTGATATCTCACTAAGTGGATCGTTCATATTTATTTATTTTTTATTACTTCATTGTTCTTGTTCTTTTTTCTGATCTGACAATAAGAAATTTATATATACTGCTCTTTCAAAATCTGGTAAATTATCAGATTCTTCGGGTGAAATATTACCATGTTTTGATAATAATCATTGTTCCTTTAATATACTTTCCATAGTACAATCAATAGTGAAGAACTTAATTAGAAAAAAAAATTGTGCAAAGGAACCTCAGTATACTCCTTATAACTACATTGTTTACATTTCTTTTCAATTCTAAAATCTAAACCAAAATGATTTTTTTCATACCAATTTTTTAATTTATCTAGATCACCTGTAGTCATATTATCAACAATAAATTGTTTGTCTTCAAATGGTAAATTTTCTTCCTTGCCATCCGGTGTTTCTACAGCCTGAATTCCTTGAGTAATAATATTAAATTGTACTTCTGGACTATTAATATTATCACTTTCTGATTTTTCTATCGCTTCCTTTTCCAATCCCCTTGTTATATACCAAATATATATTGATATAGTATCAGTTAATTGAATTTTATTATCAACAGAATTATCTAATTTTTTTGTTTCAAGACTATCCAGATTGAACGAAATATACGTTTGTGATCCACATTCAGGACATTTATATTCAAATTCTACATTTTCACCCTTTGATTTTTTTCTGATATCCGTTAATAAATAAAATCTATCCTGTAAATATAGATCATCAATATTAAAATCTTCATCAATTACAGATAATTTGATCATCTCATCTAAAACATTTTCAACTTCTCTATAATTTTCTACATTTTCATAAGCCAACAATTTTTTTATTTCTTTTGTTCTTATTGGTTTAAATTTAATGGGTTCACCACTTCCGGGCAAAATAGATTCAAACTCATAAGTATTGAAATGATTCTTAAATGACATATTATTTCCTTTCACTAATTATTTATTTTTTATTCTGTTGTATACCAATTATATGTAAATGTAACACTAAATTGAGCAACTTCTTTACTATCGTGTGCCAAATCTAATGTTGCAACACTAGATGGCCAAGCTTGATGCAATAAATAAATCATTATTGGATCACCATTGGTATTTAAGTGTTCAACTCTTATTTCACCAAAATAATCTGCAGGAACACCCTGAATATTTGTTGCTGGATCGTGTATTTGTCTTTGCCATTCTATCATATTTTTTCTAATATCTGCATTTGCATCGACATTAAATGTACATTCTCATTCAGCAAATTCATGAGTAGATCCAAATTTATAAACCTGTCCTTGCCATGGCACTTCAAGTGCAGCAATTGATCCTTCTGGTAAACTGGTTGATCTCACTAAATAAGATGTTGATCTATTTGCTATTGCCCCTACAGGAGCAGTATCAAAATAAATATTGAACATATATGCTCTTGCAAAAGCACCTGTATTTGCCTTTAAATCATTAACGTGTAATCCTGGCATATTTTATCTCCTTTTTACTATTATTTTTTCAAATGGGAGTAGATAATTCTACTCCCATACTTATTTATCTATACTTCGCCAATCAATTCTTCAAAATTAGCACCAGT